ATTCCTGTTCAGTTCCAGGGTATTTTCTACTAGCAAAATTTTTTACTATAGAAACTGGAAGAACAACATTTTCTTCATCTTTAGTAAATTGCTTTAACAGAGGTTCTATCTCTGGTGCAACTTTACTTAAGACAGTACTAACAGATGGAGATAGGACTGTGCTTAATACAGCCTTATCTTCATTTGTTAAATTTTCTATTTTTTGTAATAAACCTTCTTCTCTAGGTGTATTTTGTAGTGCAGGTTTTTCTGCAACTTGTTTTGGTTTATCTTTTGCCATACCTGCTGGCATTTTCATATTAGACATATCTGGTGCTTCTATTTTAGGTGGTTTAGAATTAACCATTCCTGTCATACTTACTTTACCTTGCATATCTTCAATAGCCATTATTTTTTACCTGCCCAATAACATAGAGGTAGTATAACTTTTCTATATAATCTACCAAGTGTATGTCTTTTACCTCTAAGAGTTTGTCTCATATCAATTGTACTATGTACAGCAATATGTTCTAATATATTTTTAATAATTTTATTTATAATACCTTTTTGTTTTGCATATTTTACTAAAGGTAAGAATAACTTATGATAACCTTTCTGATACTCTGGTGCAATATTACCATGAAACTTCATCCATATTTTATTTCTAAATGATCCAAATCCATATGATTCATTCATCATAGTACAAACTATTTTAGATTTACCAGTGGCTTCACTACCCCCACTTTCTCCTGGTTTAGTTGTACCTGTTACTGGTGCAGATTTTTTAGACGCTTTATAATCTTTAGCTTGTTCTTTCATTTTTTGAGTATCATCATAAAATTTATCACCAGCTTTATATCCTTTTTTAGCGATAGTTTTTTCTCTAGTTGCAATTCTTTTATCTCCAGCTTTTTCTAAATTACCAAATTTAGATACTCTATTAAATCCTGCATATAAATCTGTTGCTGGATTGCCACCAATTCTACCATCACCTCTATCTGTAAAATATTTTTTATTATGGGCTACGGCTCCTGCTGATTCTCCAACTGGTCTTCCTGCAATTTCTAACACCATCATCATAGGTGTTTTAATATTTTTAAGTGCTGTAGTTATTGAGCTACCTAAAGTTTTTAATGCTGATTCTTTTGGTTTAATATCTGGTCTAGCTTTAGTTCCAGCATCAGCTTCTAAATCAGTACCTCCAACTTGTGCTGTAGGATCTACACCAAAACCTTGTCCTGGTTTTATTGATGGATCTGCTGTTACACCTAAAGAGTCTGCAGCCATTTGATCTATAGTTCCTCTGTCAGGTCTAGCAAATGCTGTGCCTTCTTGTGTCATATTATTTGCAGCAGCTTGATCAATTGTACCTTCTTTAGGTCTAGCAAAAGGTGTGCCTTTATCATCAAAAGCAGGACCTGGTTTAAATAAATCATCACCTATTTTAGGTTTTTCTACAAATTTTGTACCAACTTCTCCTCTTCTAATTGCATCTACATAATCTACATCTTGTGTAGATTTACCAAATACATTTTCAGTTGGACTTTGAATTGATAAAATATTTTCTTGAGGTGCAGCTTCTTCTGCTGTTAATCTATCAGATCTTATCATACTATCTTGAATAGTAGTAGGTGTTGAAACATTAGCTAACATATCACTAGTTTTTTTAGCTTCTTGTAGCATATCACCTGTAGTATCTGGCTGATTATTATCACCAGTTTTAAATGCCATTTGAGTTTGACTTTGTAATGTATCTCCAGTTATCTCTGTAGCTGTTTTAGTATCTGTATCTGTTTTAGTTACAGCAGCTGTTGTAGATATTTCTGGTAAAGATAAACTATTAATACTTTCTAATCCAACTACCTTTGTAGTATAATTACCATTAGCATCTCTTACGAGTTCTATTGTTCCTGGTAGTACTCTATTTGGATCAAATGTTTTAGCCATTATTTATTTTACTGTGTTTGTTCGCCTCTTGGAGGTTGAGTATTTGCCGCACTAAAGCCAGCTTCCCCTGGCATTGGTACATCACCTGTACCGATGTTGCCACCTCCAGCTCCCGTTGGATCTGTTGGCGAAGCTCCTGTAGGTACTTCTCCAGTTGGAGCCATTTGACTTTGTCCTCCAGCAGCGGCTGTATTGTTTTGAGTTCCATTTACCATCCCCATTATTTGTGCATAGATCGCAGCTTTTTCTGGATCATTGATTAATTGTTCAGGATCAATATCTAAAGATTTAGCAATCTCTGTTAAACAAGTATGCCATTTAACAAACGGTGCAAGTGCAGGGTTAGATGCAGTTTGCATGAATGTCATTAATCTTTGAGATCTAACTTCTTTCTGCATTAGAGAAGAAGTTCCTTGAGCTTTAATTTCAAGGTCACCTTTTATATGTGGAGCATCATCATTAAATTGCATATTCCAATAAAACAATGATTGTCCTAGGGGCTTTAATAAATAGTCATCTATATTTTTGATAACTGTTTTAATACTTAAAGCTGCAGCACCCATCAACATAGACATACCAGATGCAGTTCTAGTTGTAGACTGCACTCCAGTTGCACCATGTGAATATGATGGTATGCCTGTAGCTTCATCTGCAAGTTGTCTAAACTTGTCAAACATCTGTAAATTCTCATATGCAGTATTAGGAAACTTAACTCCATGTACTGCTTGTCCTGTTTGTCCGCTTTGTCTTCTAAATATTTTACCAGGAAATACTTTCATATCTTGACCAGGTACTAGCATAGTTTCATCAACATCAAATACTAAATTACCTGCAAGTGCTAAGTTATCAATAGCCATTCTTGCATGACCATTCATAACCATTTGAGAGTCTTCCATATTCTCTGGTATACCTACACCAAAAAATTGATATGGATTTAATTCATATGGACAAACTAAATATGGTAATCTAGTTGGAGTGAATGGATTTTCTACCATTCTTAAAACTTCATTACCACATATCCAAACGTTAACTGATACTACATCACCTGTAGCTTCATAAACTAAACCACATTCATCTGCAGTTTGTCTATCTATCATTCCCCAATATTCTAAAACTTCAAATCTATTTTTATAGATAGTTGAAATATTTTCTCTATCATACAACGAAGATTCAAATCCTCTTGTTTGATAGTTAGGTCCCATCTCTAAACATTTCTTAACAGCTTCTGCATTAAACATAGGTTTCTCTGCAAGATCTTCGAACTGTTGTTTATTGTAAGAATGTCTTTGAATTACATAATCACAATCATGAATGTTTGTAGCATTTGGATCTGGATAAAAATCCCAACATGATACAGCTTCTATACTTGGTACACTTTTTACTTTTGTAACATGTACATTAGCAACATTACCTTGATCATCTTCTGATGTATCAAATGAATGATATTCTTTTATATCTGTAAATGGTCCTTTTAAAATACCTGTACCTAATAATGCCATTTCAAAAAATACATGTCTTAGAATTGTAATAGCTTTACTTTCTTCTAATTGATCATGTAATATTTTTTCCATTGCTTCAGCAGCCATTTTTGCTGGCTCTATCTGTGGGCCACCTGTATATGATGGTCCATCTTCAAAACCTAAATTTTCATATTCCATGTTTAGGTTTTTCATCAAATCATTAACAGTTGCACCTGGTGGTATATTTGCACCATCACCATTAAATCCATATGGATCTCTTGGTTGTTCAGGTTGCTGTGGCTGTTTAGGATTTAAATGTGCTTTGCTAGCAATATCTTCTGGTACTGATGTTGGAGAAACTCCTAAAGGAAATTTACCTTGAGAAAATAAAACTTCAATAATCTGACCGAATGAAGCAAGTACTTTAGTCTTTGTTATCTTAACAAATACTCTAGACTTTTCATTTTCACGGAAAGCCATTTCTGGACCATATAATCCTCTATAGTTTCTATAAGCCTTTAACCATCTTTTCTCATCATAGACTTTAGATGTTTCAGCTTGTTGAAATCTTTCTCGGATTAATCCAATTAAAGGACTCCCTTCGGATTCGTATCCGCCATTATCTTTTTTATCTTCTTCTTGCATCTAGACTAGTAATCTCTTTCTTCAGCCATTCTAAAGATTGCTGGATCTACTTTTGATTTAGATTTACCTTTTGCATCATTACCATCTCCAGAAGTAGCTCCTTGAGTTACTTTTGAATTAGGATCTATAGCCATTGGCTCATTAGGTGCCTTTGGTGCATCAGGTGCGAGTTCTCCGTGCATGTATCTTTTTTTTATGTCCATTTTTTCTCCTCTGGGTTTTCTTATTATATTTCTTTTTTCTTGTGCCTGCATATACTACAGGTATAAAATTACTCTTAGGCCCAAGACTCATTAATAGTCTTTTTCGTCAGCCATAGTAAACAATGAATCTTGAACATGCTCAGCACCAGGTTTGCTTGTTACAGTTTGATCATATTCAAACTCCTGATATTTTCTAGGTGCATGTTTTTCAAAATCAATATTAGTATGCTCTCTGTTTGGTTGTTTGCCATCAGGTGCATCACTAAACTGACCTTGCTTAACTTTAGCTTTCGGATCGAATTTTGCTTCCATTGATTGTCTCCTGTTAAATTTTTATTTTCTTAATTTTAATTATATTCTTAGTAGGTATTACTGTATGCCCACCGCCTTGTTTAATTGTACCAGAATCTTCAAATATAAAATCTGCCATGATAACAGTTGTCTTTTGATTTTGTTCTACTAACCAACCAAAGCTACAGCATACTGCTGTCTTAGATTTTTTTATATCTGAAATATCAGACCATTCACATGATCCAACAATATCTTCCCAGTATGCAATAACTAGGTCATACGGAAAAATTTTTTTATTTATTTCTGGAACTTTTCTTTTTGACACCTTTTAACTTACCAGAATTTTCCATAGCATAAAATATAGCTTCACCTTTTTTCTTGCCATATTGTTTAGTCATGGATGTTTTAATTTTTTTACCTTTTTTATTTAGAGGCATGCAATACCTTACCTCTATTAGGTCCTTTCTTTAATCTGTATTCTTGTGTACCAGTCGCACCTATATTAACTTCCTTTCTACATAATTTAGATAACAATTTTTCCATTGTTTCTTTTTTAATAGAAGATATATGCGATAACACTTGTCTTGTAACTCTGTTCATGTTAATACCCAAATTTATTATCAGCCATCCTATATGTGTCATCTGTAAAAGATGTTCTAAATCTTTCTGCATATTTAGGATGGGTAGGTCTACTCATACAACCATAACGTAATGCATCGTATGCGTGATCCTCTGCGTTAGTATCTACATCTTCAGGATTTTTATCATCTGTTGGTAAAGATCCTAAAGTCCTAATTAAATTTTTACAGGTTTTAAATATTCTAATACCTGGTTCTTCTGAATCGTTAACTTTTAATCGTTTGTGTATTTCTAATTTACCACTAATTCTACTTTTAGGAGATCTGTCTGATGGTCTCCATCTACATCCATTCTGTATCATTGTCTCTGCAATACTAGGACCTACATCACCTCTTCTTGCCCAAGTACTAGAGTCTAATACTCCATAATGAATATACTCACCTTTTTCTAAATCTACGACTTGACGTGCAAAATTATCTGCAGTAACTTTTTTAGTATATAATTCTCTATAAATCCAGATGTTATTATTATAATCCACAGCGAACCATAAAACACAAGCAGGAGAAGAATAACCCCAGTCAGCAGCACGAAACTTATACCAGCTTCTAGGTATCTCAAAAGGTTCAACCACATGGGTTGTTTTATTAAATTCTGGAAAAGCTGAGTCTTCATAGGCATCCCAATCTCCATCTAAAAACTGTTTACGTTGTGCTTCTGGTAAAGATGCAAGCATGATATAGTAATCATCAGTCTGCATCAGATAAGGATTGTCTTGTAACTTAGCTGGTATAAACCTTCTAGTTATATACTTCTTTCCGTTGGGTGTATCTATCCCTACATTAAAAGCTGTATTTGGTTCAGCAGGTTCTACAAACATTTCTTTCACCCACTGTGATCCAACATTACCTGGATTACCTGTAGCTCTTAAATATACAGGTATATCTTTATCAACCGATCTTAAAGAAGATCTTAGAAAATTATATATATCTGGCGAAGGATATTGTGGAAGTTCGTCTATTCCTATCCATGTGTAAGACTGACCCTGGTAACGTAATACGTCTGTCATATTCTCTGCGTAACCAAACTCTATCTTTGCCCCTGATGGGAATCGCCACTCTTTTTCTTGTTCTCTCCATTTTGCATTAGGAAATGCTTTTGAGTATAATAGCTGAGACTTTTGAATTAAGTCTCTTAACTCAGGCATTGTCCTCCTCACTAGGAGTGCTCTATGATTTGCCTTTGTACAATAGCGAAGCGGATCGACTAGCATCGCATATGATTTACCACCGCCTCTTGCTCCACCATAAAATACTTCTCTTTCAGAAGCTGCAAGAAATTGTGTCTGTGGACCTGAATTAGGTTTAAAGATAACTTCTTGGTTTTGTACATGCTCTTGTACATTCTTAGGAGCACTCTCGATTATGTCTTCAGTAAGAAGTTGAGTTTCTTTACCAGTAAGAGCTTTGTCAATAGTTAACAGTTTCTTTTTGGTATTTTCTGCTGCTTGTTTTGCAGAACGTAGAGTTTGTTCTGCTTTAGCTACCTTCTTACGAGTGCGAGCTAGAATCTGTTTGACTGACTTCTTGGCTTTCTGTTGTACTATTCTCTTCGGTTTCGGTGGTGCTATTTCTTGCAAGTCTTTTTCTGAGTCCGACATGTGATATGTATCTTCCTGTTTTTCTATGTAGCCATTGTGCAGTCTCTCTTAACGAACAAGTCTTTGAATATTCTCTTGCTTGATTAAGAGCATCTAATTCTTCTTTGATTGGTTCCAGATATTCTGGATCTTCTGATTGCTTAAAACCAAATGGTATAGTTCTAGCTCTCTTCTTGATCTTTATTGGTTCCATCTTTAGCTGGTAATATAAATATTCCATGCATAGCTTTCATATTTATATCTAATTGGTCTTTCTTTGAGATTCCCACCCTATCTAAAACTGAGTTGGCAGCTGCTAGACGAATATTAGAGTGTGGTGTGGTCCCGTCTTCGTCTAGTAGGTCTGTTAAACGCGTAGCTGCCTTGGCCGAGTGTGTTGAAAGGTGGGTCTCAGCCAATTCTGTAATCTCTTTTTTTAAATTTCGTACAACTTTGGGATAGCTATGCTCCGAGTACCCTGCTATTCTTGCGGCTTCTCGTGGGTTTCCTCTTGCTTCGCCATACAATGCGTCCAGAAACTTCTCTTGCATATCTGTTAAGTTTCTTTTTTGAGTTTTCGTTATAGAAGAATCCATTATTTGCGTTAACTATCTCCATTATTTCCTTAAAAGGAAGTTGTTTTACTTTGTTTATGTCTAGATCTAGCATAATTTTTATATATTATTCGTGATGACCCCTTTTGTTCTACTGAAATGTGCGTGTATGTGTGTCCTTTGAATAATATATAACTATATTATAGTGCTTATATGCAATTTTGTCAAGTATTTTTTTTAATTTTATTCATATGTGACAATTTGGTACTAGACAAAATTGACAACAGGGTGTATAATGTTATTAGGCACTGCCAGGGG